CTCAGATCGTAAGTCCTCACCAATATCTTGGGAACATGTGGGGCAAGTATCATTTTCCTCGTAGAATTTTGAATCCTTGACAAGTGTTGAGACTTTTTGGTTAAACTCGGCTTTGTAGTGTAATAGACTTTGCTTTTTATCGTTGTTCTTTTTAAGCCCTTCTTCAAGTCCTTCGGATAAGGTTTCAATCTCTTCTGACAATTCGTTAATCTCAAGATTGAGCTCATCGATTTCATCTTGCGCTTCATCGATCTGGTCTTGTTTTTCTTCAATCTGATCATTACTTAAGTCCTCAACTTCTTTGATATACTTTTTCTGTAAATCAATCTTGTCTTTGGTTAGTTCATATTTGTAATCAACATCTTTTAGATCATCTTTTAAAAGACTATTCTTTTCTTTTAAGATTTGATTCATCTTAGAAAATACGTTAATGTCCAGAAGATCCTCGATAACATCACGCCGATTCTGTGCACTCAGCTGCATGAAGGGAATGAAGGAGGAAGAGCCAAGAACAACAATCTGGTGGAACGATTTATGGTTCAACTTAATGATGTTTTGTTCGAGGATCTTCTGGTACTCTTTGGAATGTGAAGACTGATTAACCAGATCTCCATTCTTCCAAATCTCAAATATGTTTGGTTTAATGCCACGTCTTACAAGAAACTCTGAGCCATGAGCTATAAAGGTAACTTCTACCAAACAGTTTTTATTGTTAATTGTATTGACTAGTTGTGGTTTACTTATATTACGATGTGCCTTGCCAAATAATGCAAATGCTAATGCATCGAGCATTGTGGACTTCCCTGCGCCATTGTGGCCAACAATCAAGTTGGTCTTGTGCTGAGTGAAGTCGATAGAGCTCCAGGAATTTCCAGTTGATAGGAAATTCTTCCAACGTAAGTCTTTAAATACAATCATGCTATTTCTAAGGTTTGTGCCTCAATCATAAGATCATGCATTTCTTTTTTAATGCGATCTTTATCCAATTCAGTTTCTACATTATCAATATAGGAATGCAACAACGTACTTGTATCTTCCAGAGAAATGCTTTCATCTTCGACATTTTGGCCAATAAATTCAGAAAAGTTTTCTTGGATTTTGAGTTCGTGTATCTTCCTATTCTGTATTCTATCAACAAATCGATCAAAAGTAAACAGGTCATTTTTGTTTATGACAACAATTTTTACAAATTTATTTTCTACCTGATCTAGATCGTAATCCATATATTCATGCTTACTATCATCATAATAAATCCTATGAAACAGAGTATGAGGATTTCTGATAGCATTAAGCTCTCGAGTTTCTGTATCAAGGACGTGAAAATACTTGTTATCATGGGCGTCATTCCAGAAAAACTCCATTTGAGAACCAAGATAGTGTATATTATCTTGTGTAGATTTAGTATGGAAATGTCCAGACATAACCATTTCAAATCGTTTGAAAAGAGATCTATCTAAACCATGTTCGCATTTAATGCCTTTTAGCATTTCATAGCCAATAATATCAAAGTGGCCACCAACAATATCGGCTTTACATGATTGGATAAAATCGATAGATTCTTTTTCGTTTTCTGGACAAAGCCAAGGAATCAAAGCCATTTTCAATCCATCATAATCCATTACTGTTGGTTTATGGATAATATTGACTTCATTCATGTAATGGCCAAGAAGTTCTTTTAAACTGTTTAGGTCATTGGTATTTTTGTAGTAAGTATCATGGTTACCACAAATAATATCCATTGTGATACCTAAGTCTCGGAGCGGTTTAAGAAAGTGATTGCGGTTGCGGTTAAGAGCGCGGAAGTTGATAAACTTCCTGTTATCATAGTAATCACCAAGATGGACGATATGCCGAATATTATGTTCCACGCAATAAGGAAAAAATACATCAGTATAAAATTTCTCTGCATTATCGATAAATATGTCAGAGCTATTGCGAATACCACAGTGAGTGTCATTTAGAATTGCCAGCTTCATTTAATTCATTCTCAATTTTTACAATCTTTTCTTTCAAAGCCAACTTTTGCTTTTTTAGAAAACTAACTCTTAGATGCGCATAAGGTCCGAGAGACTTTATCTTATCATCTAGCTCAGCATGCATTTTTCTAAGACTAGACAGATGAGATTCTTTATTCATCAATAAATCCTTGTAAATCAGAGTCAACTCTCATAACTCTTTTTCTACGGCTTTTTTCTTCTTTCAAATATACTTTAAATTCGGTATCTTTTTCTTTGATTTTATCGATACGGTCTTTTAGTTGGTCAAGGAAAGAATTCATTACACCATTAGCTGCAGTATCGTTAATGTCGCCATAAACATACTGCTCTAATCCAGATTGAGATAGATACTTAAGTTTTAGATCTTGTTGCTTCTTTTCTTTTTCAATACGTCTCAGAAATGCGTACCAAGAAATTTGAGTAAAATAAGCAAATGCATTTGGCTTACCAGTTCTGGTTGCAGCTTCAATATTATAATTATCAATTGCTTTTAAACAATTCTCAACTGCATCCATAACCATTTCTTCGCGATACGTATATCTGATAAAGTTAGACTTGTGTGAAAGACCTTCAGCAATTCTAAGGAAACAAGTCGCAATATAATCTGGCACCTTTGGTAAAGTTTCTTCGTTATTTCTTGCTTCTTGTAATGATTTGCAATAGTCAACAACTGCTTGTGAAAACTCAGCGTTGTTTACGTAATGGATATTTTTCCTTTTTGCCATAATAAATCCTTCATACAATAATATTATTCTATACTATTTTGGGTTGTTTGTAAACAAAAAAATAATTTTGTTTTGCTCATTTTTGGGGTTTACGTTTCTGAAAAACCGTGTATAATAAATTAAGAGTTTTTTGGAGTGGGTAGATACTAGTGTAATTTATCTTTACTAGTTGGAAATTCTATTACATTACCTTCTTTATCTACTAGATCTGAATCAATATCATCGGCCATTTTTTTCATTTTATTGATATATTCATTTATTTTTTCTAAATAATCTTCATCATTGTCTTTAGGCCATTCCGAATCAGCATTTACTACCGTTTCATATTGATTCCGCATTTCAGAAGATGGAATAGCTTGAATTGATATATGATCTGGATTAATCGATTGAAATAAACCATCGCTTACTTGAAAACACATGTAAGGTCTCAAAGCATGCATCCGAGTACTTTGAGTTTCTATAGTATGAATTTCGTAAATGTTCCTTACAACTAAACAGCCACCCTGATCATCTGCATCCCATTCCAGGACTTCACAAATAATTTCATCTCCAGATGCTAGTTTAAATTGATTTACATTTTTTAAGTTCATTCTATATCTACCTTTATGATTTTGTATTTAAATTGTTCTTTCTCATATATTTTTACACGTGATGCTCCATGTAAGAGCGTGTAATTTTTCTGAGATTTCCAATGTAAATCATCTGTTATGTCGTAGAGCGTTGTGATTCTTCCGTCATCGGATTGGCGTAGCCCTCTTCCGATACTCTGTAAAACTTTAATTTGAGACTTCGATGGGCTAGCGAATATGATATTATGCAGATTCCGAATATTAATGCCAGTACTAAAAGTACCAAGACTTGCAACAATAATAGCATTTTTTTGTTTCTCCACTATTCTGCGGATCGCTTCTCTATCAGAAGTATCCACTTCACCACTTACAAAAAAGACTTTCCTCCCTTCCTCTACCTTACTATTTATCATCTCAAAGAGAGGCTTTCCATGAGCGTCCACACGATTAAATAAGACGAGAGTATTTCCTTTAGCATCCAAAGCGAGATTACGAATGAGCCGATTACGAGTATCATTTCCAATGATGAAATCAATTTCTTCTTGGTAAGTTTTCTTTCCAAAATCTTTTCTCACCTCCTCTGAATAATTAAGCAATAACACCTTAATATCTAAAGGTGCAAGAGTTCCATCATCTTGTAACGTTTTTGTTTTAGTTACATTATAAACTGGTCCAAACAAACCTTCGAGAACTAGTTGATGAGTCTGCGTGCCATCCAGCGTGCCTGTCATGCCAAATCTATACTTGGCTTCAGTAGCTTTATTCATTATTGAAGAAAGAGACTTAGATTTGAATCCGTGGCACTCATCTCCAATTACCATACCAAATTGTTCAAACCATTTCTTAGGATATTTATATATGCTCTGCCATGTGGAAATAATCACACGTTTCTTTGTAACTTTATCTTTACCTGAATAAATTCTATGACATGCATTTTCTACCATCATTCCATATTCTTCAAAGTCAGAATACATTTGTTCAACTAATGATGTAGTAGGTACAATAATAAGAATTTTTTTGTTTTCTTCTATCATTGACATATAATATTTCAGAATCAAATAAATAATAAACGATTTACCTGAACCTGTTGGAGATAAAAGAATTGCTCGAGATCTTTTCAACGCTGCTAACACTGCAGTCTTTTGATATGTACGAGGCGGGAAAGGTAGAGAACTGGCTTTTAAGAACCCATCGAATTCAAGTACGGGTTCCTCACGAAACGGAAAACCATATTCAGTTTCCTCAGTATCAAGAGTGTATCCACGTTCCTTACAGAATTTCAGAAGATAAACATACAGTCCCGCACTCAATTCGCCGTTCATGCGATTGAATAGTCTTATCTTACCATCCCATACCTTATTCTTATATGCTGGCATAAATTTATACCCTGGCACATAAAAAGAAAAATAATCTGATAACTCAGCGGCAGGACCAGCTTCACAATCAACATACATTGTGCTGTAGTCCTTAAGATACGCTTTTATATCACATTCCTGCTTCAAATTGTTTCCACCTTATCATATTACCAATTGTCTGGTGTCTCCAATTTAAGTTAGTAATAATTTCAGTCAATGTTTCAATTACTGTTTTCCAGTACTGAATCTTTTCTTCTGATTGCTGAATCTCTGGATCACTATCATAGTAATAATCCATTTCACCTTTCATGATTTTTAAACCATCCAAAGGATCGAACTTCCAACCTAAATCTTTGATTTCTTCTTCTGACATCTTGCCATTATACCAAAGCCACTTTTGTTTCAATAAAGTTTTTTGTTTGAACTCGGCACGCTTCTTTGCTAGCTTGGCCTCGGCCAACCATTGAAGATATTTTGCATGTAACTTTGGAGTTTCTCTAGATGTATCATCTAAATGGCTGTCGTCTATTTTACAGTCAACAGACCATTCTTCAAGTATCACTTTCAGATCCATAATATAGCTCCATAATATAATAGTATTTATTCAAGCTCAAAATGTGAGAATCTAAACGTTGCTGGGAACGTAATAAACTGAACATCTCCAGTTGTAGATTCTAATGTCATATCTCCAAGACTGGTTGGAATACAATCATAATATTTAATTTTACGTGTGGTATTATTGTGACTGCTTAAAATGTTTAGAGTCATATCACAATATGTAGGTGGTTGATTATCTCTTCTTTCAGTTGGCCTGCGTTCGTTCGTTTGAACTAATCTTTGCATCCAATTATACATTTCAGTGTATGCATTTAAATTTTCATCAACAATAATAATTACAGTCAATTCTGTAAATGTTAGTTTGTCTCCAGCAAATGGTACAGCAGAAATATGTTTATATGGCATTTCGACTGAATTAACATTTAGAGATGGATGTAGTACAGTTTGGCAAAAGAATTGAAGGTTAGCAAAATTCTTACGGTCAATACTTAAGTTAAATGCTGTAGGTTGGAGATAGTTAATATTATTCAAGCCAGTACTCGTTGTTGATGTAGTACTGGCTTCTACTGTAATTGTTGGATCTAATGTAGCCATAATTTTCTCCGAAAACTTTATTCTATTTATATAGAATAAAAGGCTTACTTATTAATATCCAAATGAGCCTGATGGAGTAACAATCATAAACTCGTCAAAGCTTTCTTGTGTCCAGCCACGAGCTTCTGCATGGGCATCAATCATGGCTTTATAATCTATCTGTGGCCACATGCCTTCTTTCTGAGCCCACTTCTTCATATCTGATTGAACCATACTTGACTGCTCACTTTGAGCTGGCAATGCATTGATACGATCTACTTCTTCAAAGATAAAGTCTGTGCTGTTCATTATGCTACTCCTTCTAAACGATCTGCTAAAGCGTCAAAACAAGCATCGAGGTACTGATGATTGTAACATGCTGATAGATCCATATACATGTCAGAGTGAACAAAGTTCCAAAACATCGTAGTCTTATAACCTTGGGCTAAGTTCTCCTCTGCGGCAATCGCCTTGTTAAAAGATTCGATAACATCGTTCTTGATAGCTGATCCGTTTGGTAGTAACATAGGTATCTCCTTCATTCCTTATAATACTATAATAATATAAAACAAATGAATTGTAAACAAAAAAGTGAGCAAAAAAGAAAAAAAGTTT